CCAATCAGAATGTCTTGCGGATTGACGGTACGCCCTGCGTAGAGCTTACCATAGTCACCAAGCGAGAAGCAATAAAAGAAATGTGTAAGCTCGGCAGGAGTAAGATGATAGTACTCTTGTCTTATCCTCGCTGCAAGGGCGTTCACCTGATAGACAGTGACGGATTCAAAAGCACCAAGGAACGTAAATAACTCGATGAGCATCTTCTTTATCCACCACTCGCTTGCGCCATCGGAAAACTTGTTGTCTATTTCCACGAGGGAAAGACCGCCTTGTTCCACAGCTTGGTGTGCGGTCGTTATCATATCCTTGCGCTTCGATAATGCAGGATATTTCCAAAGGAAATCCATATATCCCTTGCCGAACCTTTCGACAGCCGCTGCGATGTCAGCTTGTGAGGATTGCTGCTGCCTTGTTAATTGATTGCTGTTGTCTTGCATAACTATTAACACTATTGTCTTTAGGAGCGAACAAGCCAGTGTAGTTGTTGCCCATTGAGAAATCTACTATCTGCTTTGCGTATTCGGGGTTTCCTCCGCTCATTTGCAGTAGTTTCTTCTTTAGGGCTGCAAGTCCACGTGGCTTGTACGATTGTTTCTTTTCTTTCTTGTAAGCCAGCCACTCGTCAAGAGCTTCTTGACACGGATAATCGCCTTGTGGCGGCTCTTCTACTTGGAAATCAGATAAGTCATACCCAAGGGCGAAAGCAGCACCCATACAGAAGATTTTCTGCTTTTCTCGGTCGCTTGGGAACAACTCGTTAGACTTCTGTCTTATTTCTTTAGGTAACATCATACGCCTAAGTATTTTTGTTGATTTTCTACATCATGCCGAATGTGAAGCAATGCGATATACTCGTCAGATGAAGGAAAGTCAAATCCTGTCTCTTCCTTAGACCAAGCACGAAAGTTGTCTATTGACTTGCTCATTTCGTCCTGCGTGAGGTCGGCAGAGGAACGTAGGTAAGTATAAATCTCACCTGTGAACTTGTCTATTCCCTCTCTGACGAATATATCCTTGTTTGCGGTCAGCTTATAGAAATGAGTTTTAGTTTCCTCTAACGAATAACCAAACTGCAAGCCGAAATAAGATAGCATTAAATGTAAATATTTCAGCTGTTGAAGCGATTTTGGACGCTTCTCTGTCAATTCAACGATGCTACCTTTGTTCTGTAACTCCACGCATCGGTCTCTGAACCTCGATGCCATTCTTTAAGTTGTACCACATATTTCACAATTAAATGCTTGCTTAATCATTTCAACCTTTGCATCAAAAAGGCAAATCTGAACTATCACCTTGCGCATTTGGTGGTGCAGGCTGACCGTTAGGCACTGCGCTACGCATAGCTTGTTGTTGCGCTTGTGCTGCGGCTTGCGCTCCTGCGGCAGGATTGTTCGCTCCCCACTGCTGACCGCCTTGTTGGTAGCCTCCTTGTGGCGGCTGCTGCTGTCCTGGGCGAACGACGTTCCAAGCCTTAATCGAGTTAAACCACTTGTCCTGCCATTGCCTTGCATCAATATCAAAAGAAACAGTGATTGTCTCGCCGCCTTGGATATTGAATTGTGCGATGCGGTCAGCACCGAATACCTCGAAGCAAAGATGCTTTGGGTATTGTTCTTGTGTCTCAATTACGTATGATTGTGTTTTCCACTCGCCACGTGCAGATGTTCCTGTACGCTCTGGAAGGATAGCAATCACTACACCTGTCATTTCCATATTTCTATAAATTAATTATTTCGTCAATGAATTTGTTAGCGAGGACAACCCTGTCTTCCATCAGTTTGATGTCTTCCTCGTTGCGCTCGATTTCAGCCCAATGGATAGGCTTTGATAGCCAAGGGCAACACGTTATAAAGATACCCGACTTAGCGTTGGTGCAGCTCATTTCAGCCATCATCTGCCAATAATACTTCGGCTCTGTGTCTTTGAGCGATTCTGCATCGTGGATAAGTGTTCGATACTTCATATAAGTATTGATGTTCGGACACTTGACCTCGATGATACGAATATCACCACCGTCACGACCGTAGATTGCTCCATCTGGACTTGCGGCAAAGTGAGGTATCGTGTCGTGCTTGCAAGAAGAAAGTTCGACAATCTCGCCATCGGGGAAATTCATATCCATAAAAAGCCGCTTTGCAGCGTCCTCTTGGTCTGCTCCCCATTGCATTGCCTTGGTGTTCACAGATACTTGGTCGATGTAGTCTTGAAACGAATCATCATCGTTCAAGAAAGCAGGATTGAAAAGTCGCTCACCAGCTATCTGATAGAGATAAGACTTGGCTGTTTCTGAAAACAACTCGTCTTTCTTTCTACCAGACTTCATTATGTCGGCGACCTTGCTCCCTGTTATGTTACCTATTCTGCAACGAAACCAATCTAAGCTACGTTGCTCGATGTTATCAACTATCATAGACTAAAAGTATTTCTTTTGAAACTTGCGGCGAAGATAGTTTGCTACTTCTTCTGGAGTTTTCAAAAAGCCTTCTTCGATAAGCATTGCTACCTGCTTTTCGAGTTCAAAGTATTCTTTCTGTTTCTCTTCTGTTCCATACTCATTGCGAAGCTGGTGTTCGTGACGACCTGTAATCACAAAATTGATACCACGCCCAATTATCGGCATATATTGCTTCATCTGTTGTGAAGTACTGATTTTGTTCATTGCAGAAGACAACTGCTTGTAAGCATCGCCAGCTTCGTTTCGATAAGTAAGCATTTGGTCAGAAACAAACTTCAAAACTTTTACTTTGAATGTCGGATTGAGCCACATAGCGAAATCAATAAAGAGAAGAGGGTGCATCCAAGTACCACCGTTTTTGCCCCTTGTTGCTAAATAGGGAGATTTGTCCCCATTTAGATTTTCCTCTTCGCAAAGGGCTTTTATAAATTCTTGTGTAGCTTTGTTGGATAAATAATCCTTCAATTCTTTATTAGAAGAGTTTGCTACATTCCAAGCCTTTAATAGCTCGGTGCTATTAAAATACCCATCTTTAGTACGCTGTTCAACCTTGAAGTCAGCAAGCGGTCTAATCATTATCTGATTTGTAATCATTTCTCATCCTCCTTCTTAGCGGCTGCCTCTGCTTTAGCCGCCTCTGCTGCCTTGGCTGCGAGATTTTCTTTCTTCTCACTTTCAAGATTATCAACATACTCAGGAGCGAAAGCATCAATATCCAAGTCTTGAACATCTGAAACGTTAGTGTTCACTACAGATTGGTCGAACGTGATTGCTCGCTGCATTTCAACAGACTTAGGTGCAAACTTCAAGATGGACTTCAAGACAGTCTTCTGTGCCATAGCATCGAAATCAGATTTCCAAGGTGAGTTGTAACCCGCACGGAATGCTTGTGAGAACTTCTGTGCGTGAGCCTTAACCTTATCAATATCCCAGTAAGCGACCTTGGTGAAACCGTTCAAAAGCTCAAACTTAGCCATATAACCGATAACCTTATCAGACTTCTTCTGCTTCTTGTCGAAAACATAGTCCTCATCGAACTCATCACCCGAAATATACTCACCTTCGTGTACTGGAGCAGCGAGTATCTTCTTGAACTGACCGCTACGCTGGCAGAGCTGCAAGATGCCTAGGTAGCCAACCTGTAGTTGGCACTGAGAACCATAAGGGATAAGATATGCCTGTCCGAGCGTTGGGATAACCTGCAACTGCATCGTGGCTGCAACCATCGCCGCACCGATAATACTCATTGGCTGTGCCTTGCGAAGCTGTGGGTTTCCGTTAGCTACACTGATAACCGAACTCATAAAACTGTTAGCCATCTGTGGGCTACTCCAAACCTCGTTAAGTTTGCCAACAACGGCAGGAGAGTGCATCAACTCACCTAACGACATACCAGTATTTTGTTGCTGTGTTGTAACTTGTGTTGTCATTTCTAATTTTTAAATTGTTATTTACTCATTCATATCTCCATTCCCAGTTACCGCAACAGTAGTCTGTGAACCTACGAGCCTTTGGGTTGCCACACAAGCCAAGCAAAAGGCAATCGTGGCAGGAGTGCTTGTAGAATGGGTTTAGCTGACTTCTGTTCATAGTGAGAATGAATTAATGAACCTTGTTTATGTATCGGAAATACGTTTCCACCATTACCGAGCCTCCCTTTCCGTCGGGTCGGTCGTAGTAGTGATGGACAGCATCAAGCATCCTTCCATCGCCCTCTTGAAAGTTAA